CCCACCCAGTGATCATCTTGAGGTGGAAATGCTCTTTGAACGTAACGCCCATCTCGCGCAAATGCTTGGGGCTGACTCTTATGTCCTGAAGCATTTCGGGGTATTCGTGCGGGATCTGCCCGCCCCCCATTGCAGCTCGGACGTCGTAGTGAGCAATCCACACCTCATCACCCACTTGGCCTGGCCGAGAGAAATCCACGGTGATGACGTTGCTTGGCTCTTCGGCAGCGGCAAGCAGTCTCTGCCTTGCAGCTTCAGACAGCGACTTACCCTGCTTATCTAGCATTTGACGAACGATGTCTGAAGCTGTCGCGTCTGGCGCTGAAGCGGTGGCGCGCTCAGCGCTGCTGGTGAGCCCGCTGATCTCCTTCGCCAATCTCTTGCTGAACTTCTCTACTGGTACATCCAGCAGGCGAGACAGCACCGCGGCAAACTTTACATTCAGCGGGTTCGTGCCGTTCAGGTACATAGCGACAGCGGCAGCAGAAATATCAGCTGCTTCTGCAAGGCTTGCTTGAGTGAGGCCAAGGGCGTTTTTTTTCGATACGAAAAGCGCCTTCGCGGCGTCGCACTCAGCTTTCAGCTCTGGGGAAAGTTCTTTCTTTTTGCTCATCCGTGAAATTTAACCGTTGGTTAATTTATTTGCGGCAACCGGCGGTATTGCTAGAAACCTAACCGGCGGTTAATATCGTTCTCGAAAACACCATTCGAGAATTCCAGAATGAAGCAGATCCCACTTACAGAGCTGGTTGCTACGAAAGGGCAGGCCTTTGCGGCCAAGGCTCTGGGGGTCAGCCCTGCGGCAATCAGCAAAGCCATCGCGGCCGAACGAAATATTTCAGTCACCTGCAACTCGGACGGGACTTTTGAAGCGCATGAGCTGAAGTCCTTCCCGGCGCAGGCAGCCCTCAAAAAATCCGCCGCCTAACCCAGCACCGTCACCCCGAAAGCGGAAGTGAACCTATGGCCTACGACGACAAAGCGCATCGGCACGAACACCAGGTGAAGGTGCGGCTCGATGACGAAGTCTTCCAAGAGCTCAAGGAAGTTGCTCGCGACATGAAGCTGCAACACAGCGTGCTCAGCCGGGAAATCATCGAAGCGGCGCTTGAGGTCAGGCGAACACTGGGTGAGCTGCCGTTTGAGCTTGAAAGGCGACAGGCCTGAAAAGGCACCAGAGGGGGATTTATGCCCGACGCAGTAGTGGATCTCAGGAAGAACGCAACGGAAGAACTGGCGCGTTGGGCGCTTGAGATGGGGATCACCTCAGATGCATTGGCCTCCGAGCTTGTGCGAATGGCGATGCCGGGGCTCAAGAAGGCGATATGCGATTCAGCAAAGCCCGACAGCAACGTCCTGACCTTCGCCATCAAGCGATGAGTGCCGCCCCTTATTAGGGACTGGAGAGCGAGAAGGGCAGACCGGTAACGGTTTCCAAATTTGGTGCTGGTCCCTGGTTCGGGACTGGAAGAGAAAAAGGTCATGGATACGTCCCTGATCAGTTGATGGACGAATTATTGCCTTGTTGGCGTATCGCCACCACGGAAACAAAAGCGAGGTTTTACGGATGGAAGATTTTCTGCGGGCTTGCCAGAGCGCTGTTCTGGACAACGAGGCGAAAGCCCTGGCGGCAAAGATGGGTGTCCCGCACGTAGGCCTTCTTCAGCGCGCCAATCCTGACAACGATGCTCATCACCTGACCGTGGAACATCTGTTCGGGATCCTGCTGCACACCGGCGACATGCGTCCGTTGATGGCACTGGCGGAGGAGTTCGGCTTTTCCCTGGTGTCGAGGGTCGTCCCGGAGCCGCAAGCCCTGACGTCATCGCTGATCAATGTCGGCAAAGAAATCGCCGACTTGACCATCGCTGTGCACGAGGCGCTCGGCGACAACCACGTCAACCAGTTTGAGAAAGCCCAGATCCGAGTCGAGATCGACCACGTCCGCAAGAGCCTGGATGTGATGGATTCGTCGGTGAAGGCTGCCTGAATTTCAGACACAAAAAAGCCGACGTACGAGGTCGGCTTTTTCTACAGCGGTAAAGCAAGTGGAGAAGATTATGCACGCACACACACAACAGGACAATACCGGACAGGTCGCGACACGTTTTGTTAATTCCGAAAACGTGTCGCGACTCAAATCTCGTTCTCAGGGAGTCAAACAATGACCCCCAACAACATCATCCAGCTGAACAGCAGCAGGGGATTCACCCGTATGGACAACAGCCTGATGGAGGCTTTGGCTACGGTTGACCTGCCAGCGCGCGAACTGCGCGTTCTCATGGCCATTGCACGGCAGACCATCGGCTATCAACTCGAAACCAAGCGCCTGACCGCCGATGATATCGGCAAGCAGACCAACATGCGCCGAGACGTCACGTCGAAAGCGATCAGTCATCTCCTTGAGCGTCGAATCATTTTCCGTGTTGGGGGAAGCCGAGGTGATATCGGGATTTCCCCTGCTCGCGAGTGGTCCTTCTATGAGGAAAAACCTGCAAATCTCACTGAGACCAAATCGTCTCACTCAGCCCAAATCGTCTCACTGAGACCTGATGCGAGTGAGACCAAAACAGCAACCTGCCTTCTTTATACAAAGAAAGAACCCCTATTAACTCTTTCTTCGAAAGAGATTAATCCGCCCCAAGAGCAATCGGCTCCGCCGAAGCCTGAGCGCAAGAAGCCGTTCGGCAAAACCCAGATGCTGGCCAACAACCCGAACGCCATTCCTGAGCAACTGCTGGTCGACTGGCTGGCCCTGCGCAAGACCAAGCGCGCCGCGACTACCGAGACCGTCTGGAATTCGCTGAACGCTGAGCTGGTCAAGTGCCAAGTCAGTCACGGGATCGATGTGAAGACTGCCATGACCGAGGCACTTTCCGCTGGATGGCAGGGTTTCAGAGCCGAGTGGATCGCGAAGCGCTTGGCTGAGCAACCCGTCGCCCCAACTGCCCAGCCGAGTCGCCACATCGGCTTCGCTGATCGCGATTACACCGCCGGCTTGATCACTCGGGAGGATGGCACCTATGCGTTCTGAAAAAGTCGTTTCGATGCCCACCGCCATCCCTGATCCGAAGACGATCACCGGCATCTGCGAAGACCATGGACAGTTCCCCCAGACGGTCAACGTGATCTTCGGCAAGGAATTCAAGACCTCATGCCCGGAGTGTCAGCGAATTCGTTTCGACGGCGAGTCCGCTCGCAAACAGGCCAATGAAGCTCTGATCATCCGCATGCGGATGGCCGAGAAGTTGGGCTCGGCGCTGATCCCGAAGCGCTTCGCTGGCAAGACCTTCGACAGCTACGTGGCCACCGCCGCCGAGCAGCACAAGGCGCTGAACACATGCCGCCGGTATGCCGCTGAGTTCTCGCAGATCGCCGAGTCGGGTCGCTGCCTGTTGCTGCTGGGTAAGCCAGGCACCGGCAAGACGCACCTGTCCGTGGCGATTGCCAACGAGATCATGGCCAAGTCGAGCGCCACGGCCGTGTACCGCACTGTCGGTGCCGTGCTCCAAGCAATTCGCGCGACGTACGACCGGACAAGCGAGCAAAGCGAAAGCCAGATTCTGTCGAGCCTGATCAGTCCCTCGCTGCTCATCCTCGATGAAATTGGCGTCAGCAAGGAGAAGCCCAGCGACTTCGAGCTGACCACGCTGTTCGCAATCATCAATGGCCGGTACGAAGAGCAGCGCCCGACGGTGATCGTTTCCAACCTGGACGCCAAGACTTTGCCGGCGGCCATCGGTGAGCGCTGTGCGGATCGGCTTCGGGAGGGCGGGGTGATTGTCATTCCGTTCGAGTGGGAATCACAGCGTGGCAAGGAGGGCTTCTGATGGAACCTCTAACTGAAATCCCCAAATCGATAATGACGCTGGCCTGGACCCTGTTCGGCTTTGCCATCGGGGTACTGTGCGTGGTCATTACTTTCATGGTGACTTCATGACCGACAAGATCAGCGTCAACAGCCAGGCCAAGCTCACCGAGGCGATCACCTGCCTCAGCACGATGTTCCGCGAGAAGAAGTTCGTGGTGGTTTCGCTGCGCCCGGGCAAGGACCGCACGCTCGATCAGAACCGGTTGTGGTTCGCGATGTACAAGCGCATCGCCGAAATGACCCAGATCGGCGACGCCGCCGATGCTCGCCAGTTCTGCAAATTGCACATCGGCGTGCAGATTCTGCTGAACGAGGACGCAGGGTTTCAGGCTGAGTGGTACCGGGTCATGCGCCACCTTCCGTACGAGGCGAAGCTGGACATGATGGGCGGCTGCAAGCTGTTCGGCCCCGACGGGTTCCCGGTCACCAGCCTGTTCAATCGCGCCCAGGGCATCGCTTACACCGACCGGATCGTCGCGCGCTTCGCCCCTCAGGGCGTGCACTTCGATGACCTTCTGAGCCAGGAGGCCGCATGACGATCGAACGGAAGCAGCCAAAGGCGAAGAAGTGCCGTGTTGCGGTGTGCGGGACCTCATTCGTTCCGGCGCGCCTGGGCCAGGCAGTGTGCAGTCCAGCGTGCGCAATCATCGACGCGCCGAGACACGCGCCGAAGGCCCGCAAAGCCATAGCTCAGATCGAGCGCAAAGAGATCCAGGTCCGCAAGGAGAAGCTGAAGAGTAGGGCGGATCATCTGCGTGAAGCCCAGGCCGCGGTGAACGAATACGTTCGTCTGCGTGACTCGCACCTGCCGTGCATCAGCTGCGACTCAACGCCGAACGACAACGACCTGATGACGGGCAGCCGGTGGGATGCCGGGCATTACCGCTCGGTGGGTGCCTGCCCGGAGCTGCGCTTCGAGCCGTTGAACATTCACCGGCAGTGCGTGAAGTGCAACCGCAACCTTTCCGGCAATGCCGTGGAGTACCGCATCCGCTTGGTGCTGCGCATTGGTACAGAGAAGGTCGCATGGATCGAAGGGCCCCACCCGGCTCGCAAGTACACCGTCGAAGAGATCAAGGCCATCAAGGCTGAATACCGGGCAAAGACCAGAGAGCTGAAGGGGAGAGCGGCATGACATATCGCAACGTGGTATCCGCAGTTGTTCGGGCGCTCGCCGCCGAAACCATCAACTCTGCCGGTGGCTGTGACTTTGAGCCAAAGGTGCAGTGCGCCAAACAGAAGGGGGAGATCGTCGGCAAGGAGGCCGCTTTCCTGACTGACTGCTGGGTGTTTGGCCGGTTGCACAAGTCGTTGTCAGCGGAGCACTGGCGGGCGCTGGTGGCGAAGTTCTCCACTCACACTGAGCGGAAGCACACCGCAATCGCCGAGCTGACAAAGGTGATGAGATCGCCAGCGCCGGAACGCTTCCTGCACTGCGCGATCGTCACCTGGGCGCTGCCTAAGCTGCCGGGGGTGGAAGGGAAGCGCTCAACCAATGTGCTGCCCGCCGCGTGGTACGAGATGGACAATTGGTCGAATGAACCGCATCCAATAAAAACACAAGAGCGGTGGCGGCGTGACATACGCAAGGCGCTGGAGAGCAGTGTGGACTTAGCTTTGATCGAGGCTCAGCACATTCTTGAGCATGAAGGCCTTGTGATGTCAGAAGTAGCTTGACCGGCATTGATCCAGTGAGCCATTATCTACCCATCCTGTCATTCCTGCGTGTGTAGGAGTGATCAAATAGCCCGGCGCTCAAGCTGGGCTTTTTTATTTATTGTCTGCTTTCGAAGTGCATCGCAGTCGGTGATTGCTTCGAGGGCTTCGCGAGCTGAGCATGGAAGTTTTGCGACCTGTTTTATGTCTTTGTTTTTTAGTTATTGCCGGCTGTGAACAGACACCGACCGTGTGCGAAGGCGAGCACGTAAGAGCTGGAATTGTTCAGGGATTTGTGCCGGAAACAAGCCCTTCTTTTGCCTTGTTTAAAAATCTTCAGCTGAAGGAAATTAAGGTTCTCAAGGAAGATGAGTCGACGGGCGTTACTGAATGCACAGCTCGAATTGTTATTCCAACCGAGCAAGGTCCTATCGATAGCCCTGTGACGTACAGAGTCGGCCCCGCCGCAAGCGATGGGCGGAGTGTCTTTATGACCTTCGTCCTGGATAAAGCTATCGAAAAGTTATACGACACCGTCGAGAGAGTGACGGAGCGCACTGTAGGAAAGGCTAGCTGAGTCTGTTTGTATGTTTGAAGCCTCGCCATCGTGCGGGGCTTTTTGTTTCCGCCGTTCGTCCAGCGCTCGGCACTTGCGGCGCACCGCCGTCTCGAAAGTTTAAGCACGGACACCCCGCGCGTCAGACCGGAGAGCGAACATGGACATCAATGAAAGTGCGCCTGGCAACATTTCTCAGAGCGGCGTAACGAACAGCACGGACAACGAAACAGGCCATGATCCTAAGGCGAATGAGCCTGAAGCTCCGCTGATGGCGGACGATCAATCGCCTATCGATGAAGAGATGCTGGACGTAGATGCCGTCAACTCGGTGTCGAGTGAGCATCCAGAGGCAGGTACGAAAAGTCACGACGACCCGGATGCGGACCCGCAGATGAATGACCAAGAGGATAGTGAAGCGCGCGGTGTGCCAGCGAGCGATCCCGAGTCCGGCGCCTGATCAAGATCGAATCATTTCAATAGCCCGCCACGTGCGGGCTTTTTTATTCCTTAAAATCCACCGCAGCCAGGGCGGCCTCACGGAAGGCCTGGACACTGATAAGCCGGCAAGTGCAGTGACACGAGAAAACACCGGCAGCCCGCGCATCCAGTCCTGACAGTGCTTACTGGATGGCGCGAGGCCGAATCGGCGAGATCGATGCAGTAGGGTGTCGACGCGGAATAGGTCTTTGGCGGACGGCGGGAAAGACCGCACACCATTTCTTGGCCTCGACAATGCGTCGGGGCTTTTTCGTTTTGGGGATATCCCCGTGGCCAACGCAGGCCTTTTTAATCCTCGGTGCCGCCCATGACAGAAGTATCGCGCATAGCTGACAGCACCACGTTCAAGGTCGTGGTGCCAGTCCTGCAAACGATCCTGTCCGCCGGCGCCATTGGCGCATTCGTGTACGTGGTTGGGTCGCTTGGTTCACTCCAGGTGCAGCTCGCCAACTACCAGACCAATCAGGCCCTGATCGGCCAGAGGGTCGACTCTTTGGAGCGATCGAGGGAGTCGACAGACAAGCTCGTCGACTCCCTGCGAATCTCGACCCAGCGCCAAGAGTTCCAGATCAACCAGGTAGGTGAAAGCCTGAAGGCTCTCGCCCAGATGGGTAGGCCCAAGTGAAGCGCCTACTGATCGTCCTCATCTTGCTGGCTGGTTGCGCACGGAAGGAAACGATCAGTGAGCCGCCACCGGCTCAGCGCACCACGGTTTACCACTATGGCGGCGAGCCCTGTGCGCCCGAAGAAGGCCAAAGCGCTGAATTGCGCGAGGCCCTCAGAAGCCGTGACCAATGGAAGCGCTACGCCGAAAGCCTCGAGCAACTACCTGCAGCGAAGACAGCCCATGACCCTAATCCCTGAATGGCGAAAGTTCTGGCGAATGACCAGCGTTCAATTGGCGATCGCCGGCGCGGTCCTGAATGCCGCGGCGGCCGGCTGGTCGGTGTTCCAAGGGGCGGTTGACCCTCTGGTGTTTGCCGGGGTGAACATGGCGCTCAGCATTGGGGTAGCGGTTGCCCGGGTGGTGCAGCAGTCAAAGCTGCGCGACCCGGTCGACGATCCGGCTCAGCCTAAGTAATCCGCGACACGTTTCGCGAATCATTAAATCGTGTCGCGACATTGGAGGGGAGTATGAAGCTGATCCTGAAGCGCATCGAAAAGACAGTCGAAGTCAGTGCTCTGTCCGATTCAGAACCACGCCACGTTGCCGTTGGTTTGCCCGGAACCTTCGCACTTCACACGGAAGACGGCGAAATGCTTCCCTGCCAGGTTTCCACCAGGATGGATAGCAGCGGTCGCGGGCATCCGGTGACACTGACGGTCACCTTTACGGTGGATGGCGACAAGCTCAAGGTGCAAGGTGATGTATGACCAACGTCACTCGCCTGCACCACGCATTGCCGATGAGCCAGGACATCAACAAGGCACTGACCGATCTGGATAGCGCGATCGCCAAGGCCATCGACGCTGCCAAGTCCGCCGGTCTGCCTCAAGGCATTGTGGTCGCAATTCTGCACGGGCATGCCCTGGTGCAGACCAACATCATGGTGAACTGAATCGTGCGGATGGCATACTGCTTGTTCATTAATGACAGGAGGTTAGTATGCCGTTCAATCCAATAGCTCCAAGTACGATTACGTCTTTGGGCCGTGTTGTTGAAGCAGCGAATGAAATCAAAGGATATGCGGAAAACCTTGTTGCCGGACTCCGGGATTGCTTCGACGCGCAATCGCCTAAAGCGCGCTGGGGTGTAGATTTTCAAGTGAAGGCGGATAACGTCTCTTCAACTATCGAATCAGTTTTTGGCAAAGCCCGATCTGGCTTGTTCATTGAGGTTGGAGATACCGAGCTCTACGGTCGATACGTGATTGAGAAAGAAATACGAGTGAATGGCGAATCAGTCTGGAAGACTGTTTGGGCAATCCGTATCGCAAAAGATGGAAGTGTCCATGATGGTGAGACCGGGCCGGCACTCTATAGCGCCTGGCAATCCTTCGAGAATGTGCGGGCTGCTGCACTTCATCATCTGGCAGGTTCGATTTTCTACACTATTGGCAAGGCCGGTAGCTTTGGTGAGTGACCGA